GATCTTAAGGACACAGATGGTGGGTTCAACTGTGGTAAGCCTGCAGGTTTCATTGAGGATTGGAATGCAGTACCACAGGAGATGAAGGATCTTATCAAGTCAGTGAAGCGTGTACGTGCTTTGTTTGGTGAGATTGATATGGTTGGTGCCGTCAATGAGAAGGGGGATTCTATTGATGTACCTAGTACTCCATTCATTTGGGAAGTAGATAACCGTGAGGCATTCAAGACCTTTGGAGATTCTTTCAAGGAGATTGCAAGACGTAGCCGTTCCTTCATTCAGTTCAGCATTAATGTAACTGCGTTAGAACGTGAGATGAACAATGGTCAGTCCTACTTTGTACCTAAGGTAGACGTTGACTTCTCTTCTGACCTAGCTATTACAGAGCATGTATTAACTATGCACCGCAATAGTTCAGAATGGATTACTCAGTACAATGACTACATCAACTCAGAGTTTACTGCTAAAGCGGTAGAGACTTTGAACACTGCAGATGAAAGTCTAGTTAATGAGTTTATAGATGTGGAGTAAGCATGAACATACACGAATTAATGGTACAAAAATATCTTAATAGTGTAGTGGCAGGGAAGGGTGGCATGAGTCGCCCTGTCCTTGACTTCATGGTTAACGATGTTAAATTAGCTCTCGAAAAGCAACTCGTAGACAAGCGTAATCCAGACTTTAGGTTACGTATGTCAAACATAGGTCGTTCTTATTGCCAGCTTTGGTTTGATAAGAACCAGCCAACAGATGCTTTACCGTTTCCCAACAGCTTCTTAATTAACATGATCCTCGGTGATCTTGTAGAAGCGATCATGAAAGGTGTCCTCACAGAGGCTGGTGTAATATGGCAGGATGGTGAGCACTTAAAGCTTAACCTAGGTAAGCATGTAATCAATGGTACGCCTGACCTAATCATTGATGGTGCTGTATGGGATATTAAATCCTGTAGTCCTTGGGCTTATGCTAACAAGTGGATAGACTTTGCTACTGTTAAGGATCACGATTCCTTTGGGTATGTAGGTCAACTCGTAGGGTACAGTAGGGCATTAGACTTAGACGCTGGTGGCTGGATAGTTATTAACAAAGCAAATGGTCAGTTCAAGTTTATAACTGCTGACGGCATTGATATGGAAGCTGAGTTAGATAAGCTAGAGGTCAAGGCTAACCGCATAGTAGATGGGGATTCCTTTGAACGGTGTTATGAACCAGTCAAGGAGAAGTTCCGTAAGGTAGAGACAGGTAACCTAACCCTAACTGTAGAGTGCGGCTTCTGTCAGCATAAGTATAAGTGTTGGGATACCTTAGTAGAACGCCCCTCCATACCATCAAAGGCTAAGACACCTGCAATGGTTAACTACATTCACATAGTAGAGGAAGCAGCATGATTGATATGGAAGAGAACGACTTCGGTGTAATACTCAGGCCCACCAAGGTAGACGAGGAGGACGATGGTTCTTCTTGGGGTTCCGTAGAAGTTGCTGTATTCAGTGGGCGTATGCCTGACATAGACGATGAAGCACATGCACAGTATATGTTTCTAGCATATAAGATGGCAGCAATGCTTGAGTTCTGTGAGGATAACCCTGACTTTGACGACATGTTAACTGAACATACCAGTGCCCTAGTAGAGGAGCTAGGCTTACTGACAGAGGAGCCATACGAGATTAAACCTAAGGCAAAGGTTACAAGCAAGATAGGTAATGTTATTACACTAGACTTTGACACGGTATGTGAAGGAGAAGGTTAATGAGCAAAGGCCAGCAACGTAAGATAGAGGACTTAGAAGAAATCATTGCCCATCTCCATAAGGAGGTGGAGCTTAAAGATTATTGGATAGATACATTCACTAAGGAGAACGTACTAGCAAAGTCCGTTAAAGATTGGAAGATTGAGAAGCGTGTTATCACCCAGCATGTAAGTCAGTTAGCCAATACCCTAGGTAAAGTTATGGATATAGTGGAGAAATAGCATGGATATGTATGGTAAAGATATGGACAAGGTAGCTGACAACTTCAATGTAGACAACTTAGATGATGCACTGGAGGACTTAGTTAATCATCCCAACCATTACAAGTCAGATGGGGCGAGTGGCATTGAATGTATTGATGCTATCCAAGCAGCACTAACAGAGGAGGAGTTCCAAGGATTCTGCAAGGGTAACAACATCAAGTATACATGGAGGAGCAACCGCAAGCATGATGTAGATACTAACATCAAGAAAGCTATCTGGTACATGAATAAGTTATTGGATACTCTATGAGATACCCCGTTAGGAAGGAGAAGAAACCTAAGCACCGCAAGGTAACACCTAGCATCTTAGGTAAAACCTGCGGTCTTAATTGTACAGCTATACCACCTGAACCATACCAAACATGGAGTGATTATCTTGTCATGAACCGTGACCAGCCTAAGCCCTACCGCTCATGGCTGGAGTTCAGGTTGTTTGCAGACGGCCCTATGAAGGACATAGACTACGAGCCTATCAAGGCTGACTATGAGGTAGTAGAGCAGCGTAAGTACACCCCCGATGGAGTATTAGGTAACGTCTGGTTTGAGGTTAAGGGTAGGTTTAGGACACGGCATGAGATGGATAAGTACATACATGTACGTAGGTCTAACCCAATGGCAGTCATTATATTTGTACTGCACTCAGAGAACGTATCACTTCCAGGAGCACAGAAACGTAAGGATGGGACACGTAGGAGTATGGAAGACTGGTTGATTGAGAATGAGTTTGCATATACATACGAGAGTAAGATGCAGCACTTCATGGACAACTTTAACAAAGGATTAACTTAGTGGAATACCTAATGTCGGGAGTACTTATTACTTTATTTTTATCAATGATTATATTTAATGGGTAACAATATGAAGACACACAACGTAGTAATAGCAGGTGGCAGAGGATTTGCAGACTATGAGTTAATGACCGCTAGGATGGATGTGGTGTTGAAGGTGCATATAGAAAGCGGGTATGAGATCACCGTCATATCAGGTACTGCCAATGGAGCTGACAAGTTAGGGGAGCAGTATGCAAAGGATCATGGGTTTAAGATAGTTCGTATGCCAGCCCAGTGGGACACACATGGCAAGTCAGCAGGCTATAAGAGAAATGCAGAGATGGCAGATGTATGTGACGAGATAGTAGTGTTTTGGGATGGTATATCTAAAGGTACTAAGCATATGTATGACATTGGTATACGTAAGTCTATACCAACCTACGTAGTACGATACTAAAATAGTCCTTGACATTTAGATATAAATCAGTATAACTGTACGACCCAATAAATTAACAGGATATAACATGGAAACATCAAACGTAGTAATACCAACAGAAGATAATGCGCCAGCAGGATTGGTCAGTACGATAAACTGCAAGGGTCTTAAGGATGATGTGGGATCAAACCCCTGCCTTGAGATAAAACTTAGCTCAGATTTTACACAGCACAGCATCCGAGGTAACCAGTAATGGAAACATCAAACAAAATACTTAGCGACATAACAGTCTTTTCTAAGTATGCTAAATACATCCCCACCCTACAACGGCGTGAAACATGGGACGAGTTAGTGACACGTAATATGAACATGCACCAACGTAAGTATCCTCATATGGTAGAGGAGATTGCCAGTGCATATAAGTTTGTATATGACAAGAAAGTATTACCCTCTATGCGTTCCCTACAGTTCGGTGGGGCACCTATTGAGCTAGCACCTAACCGTATCTTTAACTGTGCTTACCTACCTGTGTCGGAAGTGGAAGCCTTCAGTGAGACTATGTTCTTACTACTTGGTGGTACAGGTGTAGGGTACTCAGTGCAACGCCACCATGTAACACAGCTACCTGAAGTGCGTAGCCCTAACAAACGCAAGCGTAGGTTCTTAGTGTCTGACAACATTGAAGGTTGGGCAGATGCAGTGAAGGTACTGATGGAGTCTTACTTCAAAGGTAGTATGACAGTAGACTTTGACTATCGTGACATTCGCCCTAAGGGTGCTATGTTGATTACCTCAGGTGGTAAAGCTCCTGGCCCTCAGCCATTGAAAGATTGTATTCACCAACTGACTAAGGTAATGGATGCTGCAGTAGGTCGTAACCTTACTACAATAGAAGCGCATGACCTCATGTGTTACATTGCAGATGCAGTACTAGCTGGTGGTATTCGTAGGGCAGCATTGATTGCATTGTTCAGTATGGATGATCTTGAGATGATGTCATGCAAATCAGGTGAGTGGTATGTTGACAACCCACAGCGTGGTCGTGCTAACAACAGTGCTGTTATCCTACGTCACCGTGCTACCAAGGATGATTTCCTTAAATTGTGGGAACGTGTTGAGGCTAGTGGGTCAGGTGAGCCAGGAGTTTACTTTAGTAATGACAAGGACTGGGGTACGAATCCATGTTGCGAAATCGGGTTACGCCCATATCAATTCTGCAATTTGTGTGAGCTAAATGTATCCGACATTAAATCACAGGAGGACTTAAATGAACGGTCTAAAGCAGCGTCTCTTATCGGTACGTTACAAGCTGGCTACACTAACTTCCACTACCTACGTGATGTGTGGAAAGAAACTACAGAACGTGATGCCCTTATTGGTGTTGGGCAAACGGGAATTGGTTCTGGTGCTATACTACCCTATGACCTCGCTGAAGCGGCTGAGATTGTTAAGGAAGAGAATGCGCGTGTTGCTGAGTTACTGGATATTAATGTTGCTGCTCGTTGCACTACTGTTAAACCTTCAGGCACTTCTAGTTGCGTACTTGGTACCTCTAGTGGCATTCATGCTTGGCACAATGATTATTATATCCGTAGGCAGAGACTGGGTAAGAACGAAGCACTCTACCAGCACTTAGCCAAGCACCACCCTGAGTTAGTAGAGGACGAGTTCTTTAACCCTGAGTCACAGGCTGTAGTAGAGATACCACAGAAGGCTCCAGAAGGCTCTATACTACGCACTGAGAACGCTTTAGATTTACTTGACCGTGTACGTAAGTTCAACACAGAATGGGTTCAGCCAGGCCATAGAGAAGGTCAGAACTCACACAACGTGTCTTGCACTATCTCTGTTAAGGACACTGAGTGGCCTGACGTAGGTGAGTGGATGTGGAAGAACCGTAACACCTTCAATGGTATTGCTGTACTACCATACAACGGAGGTACTTATACTCAAGCACCCTTTGAGGATATCACAGAAGACCGATTCAATATGTTAGAGCGTAGCCTTAACGACATTGACTTGACTGGAGTGATAGAGGCAGAGGACGAGACTGACCTATCAGGTGAGGCTGCTTGTGCAGGAGGAGCGTGTGAAATTATTTAAAGATTATATACTACCCGTAGTTATTGGCATGGGTATTGCATTAGCTGTAGTGTTAGTCAAGGATGCGTCAACGCCACAGGAGGTGGCACAGGAGTACGGGACACCCGTAGTGTGTATGCAAGATGCCCCCATTATATATGATTGGAACAACAACTTAATAGTAGGGAAGATGTATGAGTGAAGACACTAAAGCATTCACAGCGAGTGTGTTTGTTAATGCTAAGATGAATGTAGACCCTGCTACACTGGAGCTAGTCTCTGGTGTTACAGTAGGTGATATATCTGACGAGCTATCAAGGAAGACAGTGGAGTTGGAGGAGCAAGCCTTAGTAGAGGCACTCATTGGAATGGGATGGACACCACCACCGCCTAAAGAGTAGGCATTAAAAAGCCCCAAAGCTAGTGATGGCAATGGGGCTTTTCTTTGGGTGCTATTTAAGCAATCATCTGATTCCAGTTAGTCTTGTCTACCCTTGCTACGTTTTTATCTGTAACTGCTCTGTTATTAGTGTGTACCTTATAGGTAGACTTTTGAGTAGATATAACATTACCATCTGCATCTTTGTATACTGCCTCTGCTCCACTGCCTTTGTTATTTAATGAGTACGTGGCAATAGGCTTGTAACCTAAATCTGTAGCCGCTCGGTTATAATCATTAGCCCTGCGCTTAACTAGACCTGTCATTGCACCTTTATTATCTACACCTTTAGCTGTGTCCTTTGCACCAAAGGTATCCAACATAGAAATCATTGACTTTTTAAATAGTGCCTTTTGTTTGGCAGGGTCTGTTTCCTTAGCTGCAGCCACTGCATGTTTCACGACATTATTACCCAGTCCATAGTTCCATTTGTAACTCGCTAGTGCCTCCCTAACCCCTAATGGATAAGTGTCCCACTCAGGGTGGTTAGACTTCAACTTCTTTTTATGTGCTTGAAATACAGCTACTGCAAAGTCCCTATCCCTATACGTACCATCCTTAGTCTTATAAGCCTCTCTGTCTACCCCTTGGAACTTACCTTCTTCTACGCCGTAGGGATATGTTACTACTCCATTAACTGTCTCCGTGGTAAGTTGTTCACTGGTAGCAAACCAATCCATCATACCCTCGTCAAAGGTATTAACCATAGGCTCACGGGTAATTCCAGTCATCTCGGAACTGTATACATTGTCTTCCTCAGGTCTTGGGTCACCTAGGTCTGACATCTCTCCCTCTATACTACGCTTCTTATACGCTGAATAGGCACCTATAGCTGTATCCCTAACGCCCTTAAGCATACCTTTACCCGAGTCATACATAGACTCACCTACACCAGACACGGACTGTGCAGCACTGGCTAGACTAGCAGTGACAGTAGACAGGGCATCACTAGCACCATCCATAGCAGCCGCACCTAAGGCAGGGCCAGCAACAGATAGCTTGTCTGCAGCTTGATCTGCTGCACTAGATAGACTATCACCAAAGGTATACTGGGGTGACTGTGGCACCTCTTCTACTTGCTCTACCTTCTTGCGTTTGTGCTTGGCTACCATCTCTATTAAAGCAGCGTCAGCAGGGGCAGGTGCTGCAGGTTTTAAGAAAGCCTCTTCTCTTGAGTCCCTTGCAGCGTAGTCACCCCCCTTATACTTTGACATTATACTTCTTAACAGTTCGGCCCCTGCATCCGAGGCATCCGCTTTCCCATGAACAACACCCCCATGATTAAAATTAGCTGTTTCCATTTCATCGTATATTGATCCCATTATAGTGCTCTCTCTAATGCTCGGCCTATTGTAATAGCAGCCTTGTATGAACCTAGCTCGTCTACTGAACCACCGTAGTACATCTTAAAGTACTCGTCTGCTAAACGCCTTTGTGAGGTAGGTAGCTTTGACCAGTTGGCTTTGTCAAACACTGTAAAGGTTTTACCCTTACGGTATGCCTGCATTATAGCCTCGCCTTCTGCTACTTCCTTAATCATCTTACGAGCACCCTGCAATCTCTTCTTCAATACAACACGTTGGGAACTCTTAGGTAAACTCTTATACCAAGGAGTAGATATGACTGCCCCTATCATCGTGTTCACATAAGGTGGGGCATGTTTATTAACCAAGTAGTCTGACTGCTTACTGCCAGTGCTAGAGAACAACCTGTATGTTTCAAGGCCATGCTTTGCAAACTCTGTCTCTACAACACTACGATGCTCAGAGGGTTTCATACCTGTTAGCTGTGTAGCGAAGGGACTCTGCCTGTATACTGCACCTTCCTTAGTAGGTGACTGGTACTCAGGTAAGTCTTTCTGTAGTACAGGCATCTTAGCTTTCAAGTTATTGGTGAATGCGCTTATGAACTTATCAGTGCCAGTGTCACCCCCTGCTATACGTGTGCTACGTACAATAGCTTCTGAACTATCAAACACTGCAAATGCGTCACGTACTACTGCAGCAGGTGTAAGTATTCTACCTGTGATTGCACCTGTCCAGTTACCAAACATCTCGCCTACCTTCTCTGAAGATACATCGGAGGAATCAAGGTCACGTAAGGCTTCAAAAAAGTCACCAACGGAGCCACTAACTGAGCCAGCTTTCATCTGTGAACCTGTTACACCTTCCATGATCTGACTGAACACTTCATCGGGTGCTTTGTTATTTAGGTTAGTTATAATATCTGCAATGGCTAGGTAAGGAGACATAGGGAAGATAGCTCGTATATCTACAGGCTTACCTTCTTGCATCACTTCATACCACTTAAGCTCAGGGTGTTCCTCTCGGTACATCATGGCACCATACAGCACAGAAGAACCTACAGCACCTTTTGATAGACGCTGAACTGTCTCTTCCATACTAGTCTCACTCTGCCTAAGCAGTGACCTTTTAAGTTCTCCCTCAGGAGTATTCTTAGCTTCTCTTGCCTGCTTAGTCCATCTATATCCAGAACCCATAGCACTGAAGAAGTTAGCAGGACTGTACGAAGCTTGGAAGGCTAGAGCATCTGCAGTGAAACGTGCGAATGGGAATGTGAATGTACCAATGATAGGTAAGAATGGCATCCGCTCTACGCCCTGAACAAAAGCTTTGAGCAGTGGTGAGCTAGGGGTACGAGCAAACGTAGCCTCTAATGAATCATCTATGGCTGACTTTAGTATCTCCATAGGTATATCTTTATTCTTAGCGATATACTCTTCCATGTCTAAGCCTACCTTCATCATACGAGTATTAACACTGTCAGTGAAAACACCAGAGCGTAACACCACATCTTGTGCCATGTTCAACCCGTTCATAGATCGTGTAAACTTACTAAGAGTCTCGTTACCTGTTTCCTGCAATGATCTGAATAGGGTACCGTGTAGCTTAGGTGTATTTTCTAACATGGCATTAGCTAGTGCCTGACTATCTTTGCTATTCATAACAGCTATTAGTGTGCTAGCGGCATCCTTAACTATCTTAGTAGTGCCCTCTGTAGTACCTTGTATAGATGCAGTACCTCTGCCAATAGACTGAATACTCTTACCTACACCATAGATGGTACCTTCTAGTGCCTTAGCTGCTGCACCAAAGGTTAAGTAAGCTGCACCTGATAATACGTTACGTGCTGTAGTAGCAACCTGTGTTACCATCATTGCTCTTGTCTCACGGTCAGCCCTACGTAGTAGATCATACACTGTACCTACTGCTGTCCTAGAGTCACTAGGCGTACCATATAGTTCATCTAACTTCTTCTTTAAGTCAGGGTCATCCGCTGCCATCTGTTCAATCTTAGCTCCCATACCACGGAAAGATCGTAGGGTTTGACCTGCCTCCCGTGCAGTAAGCCTATGTAGCTCACCAAATTCAGCCACTGTTAGACCCTGCTTAGTGATAGCACGTTCAACTATCTCGTCGTCAATAGTATTTGCTTGAAGTATAGTTCTATATATAAGGTCTGAAATCTTCTCGCCTTTTTGCCTAGCGAACTTGTCCCGTAGCTCAGGCTTAAGGGAGGACATCATGTTGCTATGCATATCAATAGCTACACGGTTAGTGAGTTTAGTTATCTGAAGAGTAGTCTTTGTATCTAAGAGATCTGTCCCTGGAGAAATCCTGTTACGTATTCCCATAGCTACTTCAGGATCAAACTTACCAATCTCTGAAGGCGCAAGGGATTCTAAGGTATCCTCCCTAGTTAGGGGAGCCTTAGGCGCACCTGAACCCTCACTTTTAATGGCTGCTATTCTGTCCAGACGACTATGTGGTACCGCCTTACCTACTGTACTAGCCAAGCCCCTAGCAGCTAGTGGGTAACCAATAAGAGATAGTCCACCTGTCAATGCACCTGCAGTAACAATGTCACCTACATCTTTCTTGCCCATCATATCTGCTTCTATAAGCATCTCTTGTCTTTGAGATTCATGCATAGAGCCTAGTAATCCTTCAACAGAAGTCATACCACCAATCTTACCAAGGTTACCTTTCAGTGCAGTCTTTAGCACCATACGTGTAGTGGCACCCTTACCTGCTTGTTTAGCAGCTTGAGCTAGGATAGAACCTATAGGGCCACCAAAGCCCATACCTACCACAGTCGCAGGGTCAGTAAGTACAGAGCCTACTATGTCTGCAACACCTGACATAACACCACCACCACCTTCTGATAAGAAGTTAGGGGTATCCTGATAGATGTTGTACAGTATCTGAAAGTCGTCTTTGGTTTGTTTATCTGCTTCACGTAGGAAGTCTACCTCTTGCATAAGGTCTACTGTGTTGTTAGACATATAGCGATAATGAGTTAGGTACTCTTCGACTACATCTTCATTGGTTTCACCCTTCTCCCTAGATGCTCCATACCGTCCATTTAAATAGTTGTTTGCTTTACTTACAAACCCGTCATGCTGTGCCAAATTCTTGACACTATAGTCATTACCTAAGTCCCTCTCTGTCATACTGCTAGACCTAGTTTCACCTAAGTCTACATTGGCAGAGGTATGGTAAGCCTCAAGGTTAGCGGAGGCAGTACCCAACTTACTACGTGGAGTATCATTAGATAGCTCCGCTATAGAGGGTACGTTGTCTAAATCAAATTCCATGTTGAGTACCCTTATATGTTTCTATACAGTTCTTTCTTTACTTTGTTTAATTCAGCTAGATCATCTGTGTTCTCAGGTAAGGCATACTCCTCCAATCTCTTCAGGAAGTCCCTAGCAAGAGCACTATCTATCCGCTTGGCTTTAGTAAACAAAGACCCTGGAAGTACCTCATTAATCTGATCTAGCGTATCTTCTAAAGTAGGGTTTTGACTATTTCTAATCTCATTCCTAGCTTTTGCAGCGCGATTCCAGATGCGATTACGCAGTGACATATTACTCTTGTATGTCTTATCTGGACGAGCTTCAATAAAGTCTATTACTAACTGTACCTGCTCTGCATTACCTGAGGCTATGGCCAAATCTAAATTCTTATCCCAGTCTTTCATTTGAACTGCATCAGGCTCAAACATTTTTGAACTCTCAATCTCCCTAGCCTCTAGGTTAACCTTAGCAATATCAGAATTAGAAGTAGACATAGCATCTTCCAGTTCATTTTCAATGCGAGTTATAGTCTCTGAGTCTGCACCCATCTCTATTGCAAAAGCTAACTCGTCTTTAACTGCTTTAACATTTTCACTAACTACTTCTGAGTCAACTGCAGCCTTAACAGGAGTAACTGTACTTGCAGTTGTACCCATTGCAGCTATTACCTGTTGACCTGTGTATACATAACCCTTTGGAGGGCCGCCATCTCTATCAACACTCTGAACATGGTAAATCTTTGATGGGTCAAGATCCTTTACAACTTTCTCAGGGCTAGCAGAAGATAAATCATAGGTGCCTCCATAGACGCCAGGAAAGGTGGTGTTCATGTAGTTAAGGGAAGTCTGCTTACTAAGGGCAGGGTTTTCCACTAGAGCTACAATGTGTGGAGTCATAGAATCTACAGCAAACTGCTTATACTCTGGTGAGTTTCTAAATTCCTGCTCTAATCCTGACCTAGTACCTGCCATTATAGCAGGCATAGCTTGCATTTTTACCCTACCATTCTCTATTACTTCTTCCCCATCCTTCATTACAGGAATCATATAGTTAGACTGCCATAGACTTCTCATTGAATCTATTGCACTGTTAGTAGCTTCGATCTGCTTATTAGTTATGCCTAGAGCTGCATCTTTTAAGTTAGCATTCTGTAATGCCTCCTTATAAATTCTATCTTTTGCAGCTTCATTTGCAATTCCTAAATTCTTAGACCAGTTAATCTTAATAGGAGGATGTTGAACATTGTAAACTCCTTCAGAGATAATTGACTGAGCCTTAGCTGCAGAGAATCCATGTATGCTAGTCATTACACCTACAGCTTCATCATAGATGTCATCCACAGTAGAGTCAGATATTAAACCTGTCTTATCATAGAAGGCTGAAACAACATTAGGTGCAGGCTTAGTGGCAGCAACTTGGTTAGACTGCATTACCTCAGTGTTACCTATGTCTTCAGGCTCATTAACATACTGCATGAAATCCCCAAATGTTACACTAGGGTTGCTAGCCTTCTGGTAGTAGAACTCTTCTTCTGCTCTCTTACGATCATCCACTCCCAGTGATAATAACTTATTCTGGTTATCTTTAGAGATTTGAGGGTCGATACTTAGGATAGTACTGAGGTACTGCTTATCTGCTTTAACTAACTTATCATTCTCTTCTTTCAATGTAGCAGCTTTGCCATACATACTTTCAGTAGCATTGTAAATAAGTCCACGCTTAAGGGTAGTACTCTCGTCCCGATTTTTCTCTCTATCTTCAATGTATGAAGTAGCACTATCTGCTAGGCCACCTGCAAAACCTTTTAAACTAAAACCCATTACACACCCCTCCTTGTCATCATGCCCATAGAAGCTTCTTCTGGCTCCTCTACGGGTGTCTCTTCTAACTCTAGCATAGGTTCATCTTTTTCTTCTACGCTACTCATAGCCGCTCGTATGGAGGCTGAGGTGGAACCTTGCTTCTTCTCTACTTCAGTACCTACCTTATATTCAATATCAGCAGCCTCTGCAGCACTAATCATCATCTCTACCAGAACAGGTGTCACCATAATGCCTACATCAATACTATGAAGGCCTGTCATTACTCCACCTTTAGTAATTAGATCAGCCATTGTAGTTAAAGCAACGCCACCTTCAATGTGACTTAGTATGCCACTTAGTATCTCGTCTTCATTAAACATAGGAACATAATGTTCTACTGCTTCATCTACGGTGTTTAACTGAGGGGGTTGTTCCCAAGGAGTAGCACCAGGCTCACCTGTTAGAGACTGCCCTGCAATAGGAGCATCTAATAGATCAGGTTCATTAAGTATTGGCATTGCGCTTCTCCCGTGATTCTCTTATGTAGGTAACATAATCTATAACAGGATTAAGACCTTCGTTACTAGCAACACCACGTTTACCCACTAAACCTTTAGTAGGCTCTGATTTCTTAGGTGCGGAGGTAATGTGATTATCTACCCTTGTATACAGCTTTCGTATATGTTTTGACATATGTATATTGTTCCTGTGTTAAGCTACTTTGTTCTTTATATATGCACCAGCAATAGTACCTACTAATCCACCTAAGCTACTCCACATATCAGAGTCTGCGGTAGCTCCTGCTGCTGAAATATTTGCTTCTGCTGCAATGGTAGCCCGTACTATAGCATTGTATCTTTCATTCTCACCCTCAGCTACCTTGTAGGCCCAATCCATTTCATCTCTATGTTCTTGCCATAGGTTGCTGTAAGCAGTATTACTAATGTCTAGAAGTGCTTTAGCATTAATCTCATTAGCCCTGTTAACAGCCATAGTGTCAGCAGTAGCTACAGACCTACGCCATTGAGCATTAGACTGATTAATTACTAGACTGTTGGTAGCATTGAACTGCTCTCTTTGATTCTGTACTTCAGTGTTAAACTTACTAACTGCAGTAGCCTCACCTGCATTAAACTTAGCCTGTGCATTCTTTTGTGCAGAGTTAAACTGAGATACACTACTAGTTAAGTTAGAGAAGAACTGATCTGTCTGATTCTCAGAGCTAGCATTGAATTGCTTAGTGGCATTCATAGCAGCAGTATCAGATAGTAGAGCACTAGTACGCTGTTGTGCTTTGAACAAAGTAGTCTGTTGATTATTAGATAAGTTAGTCATATCCATATCAAGAAAGGACTTAGCATTCTGCACTTGGGCCTGTTGACGATTACTTAAGTTAGCCATATCAAGCTGTGATAGTGCAGCAGCTTCAGCCATAACTACACCCTGCCTATTAGATAGGTTAGCTAAGTTCATGGTACCTGCTAGCTGTGCATTCTCAATAGCAATCTGCTGGTCTGCAGTGAACTGCATATTAGCTACTTCACTTATCTTGTTAGAGTTCAGTACTCTTGATTGGAATGCTTGATCAAACTCTTGACCCATGAAAGTAGCACGTTGTTGTGCAGATAACATAGCTCGTTGTTGCTTGTTATTAAGGTTGGTAATCTCAAAGTTAGCATATGTCTGTGCATCAGCAGTAGCAATAGGCAATGAAGACTCTAAGGCTGCTTGTATGAGTGCCTGACCTGCCATACTAGATGAACCAATACCACGGGCAGCCATCTGTGCTGTCACGTTACGCATAGCCCCTGCTGCCCACGCTGGTGTCTTACCTTCATCGAAGGAAGTCATCAATGTAGCAAGCTGACCTTGTACAGTAGCCCTTGCAGAAGGATCTGCTTGTGCTGCAGTAATAGTTTCAGTAAAGGCAGCAGCTTTCTGTGCATCAGCAACAGGATTAACTAACTCACCACCTTCAAGAGTACGTGTTGGTGCCCCTTCTACTTGTGTAGCAGTTCCCTGTGCAGCATCTAAGGTACTTACGGATGTGCCTACCTGTTGTGCAGCATCTACTTGTGCATTCTGTGTCACTGTACCCTGAGCAGCATTAACACCTGCTAAGTCTTGAGCCACTGCAGGTGCAGCAGTTGAGGTAGTAGCTAGGTTAGCTGCAGATGTTACTGGAGTAGCAGCAGTTGTAGTAGTAGCAGTAGTAGAGGCAGCAGTGGGGGCATTAGTGGATACCTGACCTGCATTGCTGTCAATTAGCTGGTTAGAATCTTGTCTAATGTTAGATACTTCAGTAGCTGCGTCAGAGGGAAGTTGTGGCCTTAAGCTTTGATTGACTGTAAGCTGACCAGCAATACCCTCACCTTCAGGTACTGTCGGAATAGTTATACCTTCAGATACAGCTTCTCGTTTAGTAACAACACCACCCGTAGCATACCGTTGAGTAACAGCACCATTCAATGAATTGTACTTACCCATAGCTTTAGGGTTACCATTCAGATAACCATCGAATGTATTTAAGTCACCCGTATGCCCCAGCTTTGAAGCAATACGCTTCATCTGATCTTCACTGTAACCTTTGAATTGTTGTTGAGGCATATATTGACTCTCTTATAAATAATATTGATTAGGAAGGGAAGTAGACACTAGAGAGTGTGGTAACCTTATAGTAGTATATATTCTATATGTATCACGGGGGGTGGGGGTTTCACTAGAATAGCATGAGAACAACCAATAGTCAAGCTATATTATCAATTACTTTCGAGATACAATGCTTTGTCCAAAGTACATACCGACAACTGACATAATTGCATGGGGTAACCATTCAGGAGTAACCATACCTTGTAATGTCCTCCACTCCGTAACTGTGTTAGTAAAGTCAAAGAATAATATCTTAAAGCCAGTGGTTACCTCAACAGGTACTACAGTAGGTAGCCCTAGGATAGGAGCAGTTAGAATAAAAGCAGCCATACTCATGAAGGATACAACTAGGAATCTACGTATCCATTGTGCATTAGGAGTATCATACGCCCTTGCTGCAGCTACACTATCCTCAGAGGCTGTGAACTGCTGTAGGAGAGCCTTTTGCTGGTCAGCCTTATCCTTCTGGCTCTGCGACCACATCTTCATTACAGCGCCTCCTATGACGCTTAACAGTAATGTAATTACTTCTATTGGCATTCCAAACATAGACCCTTACCCCTTTTTACTAAGCTTCTTCTTTACAGTAGCTGACAGATCTTTCTTATGGAATAACCCTTCAATCCCAGCTTACTTAATTTATTATCCACGTCTACATCTTCCCCATAAAGTATGCACTGAGTCCACCTAATAAAGCTGCTAGTGCTAATGCACCTGCCGCCATACCCTTGCCCTTGGCTAACTGTAGCTCCTGACATGCTAGCCTCCGATCTAGTTTACTCATAGCCTCAATGAGTTTCTCTACATCTTTATTTAGCTGTGTTACTGCACTGGCAAGCTGCCCTGCTTCGTACTCGTCTTTTCCTGACATTTTAGTAATAACCTTTTATGTAGAGAGCTGCACCTATTAGTGCAGCCATTGTGACTATTAAACCTAACCCTACCTTTAAGGTAATACTTAAGTTTTCCTGAAGTGCTTTGGCTCTAGCTGCTTTCTTTCTTAACTTCTCTTTCTCAGCTTCCTTCCTGTCACGACTAAACTGTGCTTTGAACTGCTGAAACTCATGATAGCCTAGGAGAGATTGTTTGTTTAATAGGAATTTTAATTCAGCCTCTTGTTTCTCTAGTTGTTTCTTAGCTTGAAATGCTTCTAGTAAATTGTCACCTGAACCATTAGCTGCTTGAATTTGAATATCTTTCTCAGCACCAAAGTAATCACCAACAGCTTTACCAGCATCCGAAATTTCCTTTCCATTCATTAGCGTTTGCTTAATCACTGCAAAGGCAGCATTCGCAATAGCAAGTTCAGCTAGCATATCCATAACCTCTTTGTGTACTCTACGGGAATCCCATATGGCTCCCTAGAAGGTTGCACTACGAGATATTCTACATTTACTTTATATGTTTGCGGCTCTACCAGTAACCGCTGACCCATAGGTGCAAGGTCAGGTGATACATGGATAGGGTATAACTCTAAAGGGCTAACCACATTAGATGCTAACTATGTTCTTAACACAGAAAGCCATTGTGGTACTACCTTCTATTTCTTTGATTACTGAGTAGCCAAACAAAGGACTAACTACTCTCTTAAAGTCAGGTAACTTACTCACTTCTATCAGACTAGCCCTACACTTATCAAGAGTACCATAACTCTCGACTAGCACAGGCAGCTTAGGTTCACTGGCACCCGCTAGTAGGATAGCTACCACTATGCCGTACATCAGACAATAGCCTCCCTAGCTTCTGCCCTAGCAGTAGCAATGTCTTCTGGGATAGGAACACCAGTTTCAAAAGCTCGTTGTCCGTACCAATCTGTGTCTGTTAGATACTGTCGTGCTGTACTATTGACCTCTGCTTGAGTATTAGCTGCAATCTCCAAGTCAGTGAACTCAGGTGCAGGAGTGTTACCCTCCGCTATCCATGCGAGTACATCAGCGCAGTGACGGTTAGCAGGGTCATTGGGTACTGACATATTGCCGTTGACTAGCCAGCCAGAGTTTTGTAGTTTGCAGGAGGTTATCCATGCTGTGTTGTTTTCAATCATGTTATAACTCCGCCTCTGCTGTGAAGGTAGTTCCGTATGCATAGCTTTGTGTCGCTGATGCCCCCGTAAATTGCACACCTGCCTGCTCTTTACTTACTTCTAAAAAAACACTAAATGTTAATGAAAGTCTCGTACCACCATAGGAAACAAATGCCATAGTAGGTGTAGTCCGCTTGGTTTGTTTAAAATGTACAGAAGAGCCTGCCTCGCTATCGCCGCCACTACCCTGACACCTTTGTGAGTGACTTATAACCTCATAATACCGCTGACACAACGCTAACTCTTCACCGTAGCTCCGATGCTCGAAGTCTGTGGCTACTGAGCCTACCTCAAGTTGGAAGTCTGCTACTTCAATATAATCACCAGAAGTAACTGAAACAGCACCAGCATCGTAAGTCATTACCCATAAAGTAGGGTCTTGGGTTGTGCTGGAAGAATCAAATGTCCAAGTCACTTTTTCCCAATTACCATCATTTGTAAAGGCATTACCATCTACACTTACACCTCTAAAGTCGTTTGCTCTAAATCTGGTATTAGAATTATTTGACCTAACCCAACAGCTAACAGTTAAAGTTTCACCTACTGGAATATTTTGAAGTTCCATAGTTTGATAAAAGCCTATATAACCACTAGAAGTAGTGGTTGCAGCTACTTTCATTGCTTTCTTATTTACACTATTAATTGTTACATCTGTTTGTTGTACTGTCGCGGCAGCACCGTTACGATAAGGTCTAAACCTGTCTAGATAAAAAGTACCGTTAGTAATGGCGGTAGCACTTGAGTAATCACCCCTCTGACTAATCTGCATAGAACCATTAATAATAAGGTTCTTACGACCAGCCCTAGCTGCTGTGTCTCCTGCTACAATGTCTGCTGCTAGACCTGTGTAGTCTGAGTTTTCTCTTGCCTTGGTCATGGGCTATTCTCCTATTGCTGCTTCTGCTGCGTCATGTGCTGCCTTAGCTGCTACTACAGCGTCTGTGTGTACTGCTGCACATATCGCTTGCACCTCTGCACTCTCGGCTGAGTAGTCATCACCTGCGCTTACAACGTGCCTGTGGAAGCCAGAGGATAGCTCTACGCCGTCTTCCATCACTGCTGTCTTGGTGCGAACTTGTACTGCTTTAAACTCGCCTACAACTTCTATGCGGTCTTGGGTAATTTCTTTAGTTAGTGCCATGTTATTTCTCCACTAGCGCATCCACGCTAGATAATTAGTTTTAGGTTGTTCTATAAGTCACTGTCATTCTTACATCACAGTCAATATAGCCTGATGTACCCAAGATGCTTACTTTTTCCCACCCGTGGGCGGCATTATTTACTGCTGTTAAAAAGGCTAATTTACCTCCTACAACGCCTGTCAGACCGCTGCCTACAGGGGGCCGTACAAAGTTAAGATTTTGACTCGTATGACTGCCTGATACATGACCTGTTGTAGCCATATCAAATGGGAGTCCAGTGATGACTAAAATTTCCGCAGTGTTTCCAGAAATTGAACCAGCATGGAGAAAGGCACTAAGAGTTACTAGATTACCTATTTTTGTATATGTCCCGTGATACTGAGTTGAGCCTATTGTTGGCTGCGTTCCTGTATAGCCAGCGAATGCAGGAGTCCAAGTACCCTCTTCATAATCATCTAGCTTATTAGCAGCACCTGTGCCGCCTAAGTAGACACCGCCTGATAGGTATAGGTCTTTCCATCTTGAGTTTGAATAGCCTAAATCAACAGTACCATCACTAAATGCTTGGTTCAGTCTTGGATTAACTCTTGAGTTATTCTGTAGTGCTAAACCAGCACCACCTGATGCGGTTGAATTATCTATTATAAGGTCAGCAGAAACATTACCAATACTACCAACGGTTGTGCCGCCTGACTTAACAACAAGCCCATCAGCACTCACAGTACCTGTAAAGCTAGGACTAGCCAAAGGAGACTTAGCAGCCAACAACACATCAGCCTCTGTCTTATTATAATGATCAGCTACAGTAAACGTCTTCAAGGACACAACAGTCACTTCATCATTCAATAGCAGTGCTACAGTGAAGGTGACACTATTGCCGTTAGTCGCTGTAAAGTCTGTTGTGTCTGTTAGCAATACGCCATTGACGTAGACTTCAATGAAGCTAGGTGTGTAGCTAAGACCTGTCTTTGATGTCTGTCCTGCTGTGGCTAAGAATGAGACTTTCTCTTGCGCTTTTAAACTTAGCTTTGCGCTTCTACCTAGATAGCTCATAGGTTATTCTCCTGCTGGCATTAGAGCCTTTAGCGCATCCGCATCACTAGCTGCGTCCATTGACACCTGTAGTGCAGAGTCTACCTCACGAATAGCAGCGCGATCTGCCTCAGCTTGTGCAGCCTCAGACGGGATCGTTGCTTTTACATCTAGTGGGGCGAATGCCTTGTTACGTACTGTCCTACGAGCGTCATGGGCAATTACCTTTGCTTTGTTCATATCTACTGTAATCATTGTGGGTACTCCAGTTTGATGGCAGCGATAGCGTCTTGCCATGTAGTCGTTGAGTTGATGAGGTCGTCATAGCGCATCTCATCTTGGTTGAGTAAGTCGTATGCTGCCTTGCGTGAACGTGCATATGCTTGGGCATCGTAGGCTGCTTGGAGGCGTGTGACTTCTGTAGCTATTTCGGCAGCTGTAGGTTCTGTTTGAACTGTGTCTAGCCATTCAACTACATCACCTCTCACTGATAACTGAGCATTAGGGCGTAGACTTTGAATTACTGCCATTATATCAAGCATATTAAGCCCCTACTTCTGTTGCTGTTATGTGGTTTGAACCACCAGTGTGAGCAATATACGCCGCAGTACCGCTACCCCTTCTAAAGTAAAGTTCAAAGGTAATTGGTGATGTAGAGGTAGTTGTATAAGAACCACCAAAGACAGATTGCATATAACCCCTATTCCAGTATCCTGCGTGATATGAACTTGACCCCGCCATTTCTGAACCATTGATGCGCATCTGCGCTATCATCTGACCTCCACTATTTACATCATTCATTGTGTTCCCATAATCTACAAGTATCTCACTGCCGATCTGAGTAGGTGTAATAGTAACCAAGATGCCCGAAGCCACAAAAGTCGCACTAGTTGTACTAATGTAACCCTGATTAGCAGTATAGTTTCTAACAACCTGCAACACCTTACCCGCATCAGCACTATCAAAGTTATCATCACCTCGTATTACTGTAGCCATTACGCACCCACCCCATCCGTCAACGTAGCCTCGTCAACAGACCATGCGTTGCGGAAGGTACGGTCTGAGGGTACAACTGAGTCTTCTACAATCTTAAACTTCAAGCCAGTAGGTACGTCTTTCAAAGCAGTCTGTGCGTCAGTTAAGGAACAGTTCGCTGCTGGTGTTATTACGGCTACACTGCCGTCTGTTTGTTGGTATATGATTTTCATTAGTTGTTCCTTTAGTTGGAGAAGACAGTAATACAGCCGTATGTCACATCTGTGGCTACAGCGGTGTCAATGTGTTTAAATATGACCCACACTCCGCTAGTGGTGAATCCATTTAACTCAGGATTTAATGGAGTAGAGCCTCCTGATGCTACTGCGCTGTATAGAGCGTTAGGCTCCGCAGTCGTGAAATTAGCTGTGTAGCTGCCTGTACTGTTATCCGTTACGCTTGAAAATCCATAGCTAGAACGTATAGTACCCGTACCATCAAAGTTAACCCAAGCCTTAGCCATTCTCTGGTCTAACGCTGGAATACTAGGCTGAGTCGTTGTTGAGCCGTCTGAGTGCAGGAGGGTGTTTGCTTTGATTGTTGACATTATGCTTGGCCTCCTAAGACTATTATGGTAACTATTGCGGGGTCGTACCAAGCGCTATCGGCTTCTCGATAACACCTTACCTTTACTAAACCTGTTTCATAGGTTCTAAGGGCTATATCATTATCGACAATGTTGCCAGTTCCTGCTGAGTCCGTTGTCGCACCGCCAACTGCACAGTAGTTAGTATTAGCCATTGCTACAGTAAAGTTAACATTATATAAACCAACACCATTATCTGTAATGCTTGATACGTTCTCATCGTCCCTAATAGCCACTGTGCCTGTGCCATTAAAGTTCACCCAAGCCGTAGGTATTAACCTCTGACCTTTCACAGTAG